CGCCCTCGGCACGATCACGGCCGACAAAAACTACGATGTCTTCCTGTACGACAACGCCGGCACGTTGACCTTGGAACTTTCAGCGGCGTGGACGAACGACACGACGCGGGCCGATGCGCTGACGACTCAGGACGGGGTTTACGTGAAGAGCGGCGCGACGACGCGGCGGTATCTCGGCACGATCCGAACGACCGCAACGACGACGACGGAGGATTCAGCGCGTCGGCGGTTCGTGTGGAATGCGAACAATCGGGTTCTGCGGAAGCTCCGCGTCAGTGACGCAACCGTGTCATGGACTTACGCTACTGTCACTTGGCGACAGGCACGGGCGACGGTCACGAACCAAGCGGAAGTGGTGATAGGTCTGGCCGGGCCGGCAGTGGACTTGACGTTGATTCAGGGAGCGGACACCACGGCGAGCACAGGGCCTCACCTGTCGATCGGTGCCGATTCGATCACTGTGCCAAGCGCGGACCTTGCGCCGGCGATTTACATGGCTGCGAACGGCGCGTATATAGTCAGCACCATCCGCGAAGTGTTCGTTCCGGCGCTGGGATACCACTACTACGCATGGTTGGAAAAGGCTGGGACGACATCGAGCCACACGCTCTACGGCGCGCCGGCGTCTGGAATGCAGGGGATTGTCGATGCTTAATCGTCTACACGAGACCGTCGCCGCCGTCTGCCCGATTCACGGTGTGTCGGGCGTGCAGGGCGACATCACGATTTCTTTCAACGGCGCGACCGCTCCGCAGCAAACGGCGGCGAACTCGGCCGTCTCGTCCTTCGACTGGTCGCAGGCAGCGCATGATATTTGGTTGGCTGCTCGAACGGGCAATCCGGTGTTGCGGCACGCGATGGTGAGGCTGTCGGCGAATCGGCAAACGACGAGCAACGCACTTAGCGATGTGGCTGGGCTCGAATTTCAACTGAAACCGAACACGCATTATTCCTTTGCTTTCGTCGGCGCATATACGGCTGTCGGAGCGACAACAGGAATCAGTTTGGCTGTGAATGGACCGGCGTCTCCGAGTTTAGTCCGCGTGGTCGGCTGCATCGCTGAGTCGGCGACAACCACACGCAATGGAGCGACTGGCGCGTACAACACGGCGATAGCTGGGTTGGCGAGCGGTGGCGCGACGGCGATGACGTTCTGGATCGACGGTAACATATCGACAGGCGCGGCTGGCGGCACATTCATTTTGCGATTTGCAAGCGAGACGAATGGCAATGCGGTCACGATTTTGTCAGGTTCGATGGGCGAACTGAAAGAAATTGGAGCGTAGAGATGACCGAACCAGACTTTGAACGTGTTTGTGGCGTTGCAATAAAAACGGACGATGACGGATCAATCTATGCAGAAATTTACGGTCCAGAAGGAATGTCCTACGCTTCGCTCAAGGACATTCGGCTCATAGCAGCAATGCTAGAAGACGCTGAAAAATCTAGGGCGGAAGAAATTGGAGCGTAGTCGATGGCCGGCGCTTTTTCTAGTGCGTTCAGTTCGGCCTTCGATGCGGGGTCAGGAGCAGCTACAGCTACTACAGGAGCAGCAACCGCACCCATTACTGCGGTTAGTCCTGCAGCATTGGGATCAGGTAGTGGCAGTGTTGATACTAGCGCGGCTATTGTTTCCATAACGGCAATAGCTCCAACAGCATTGGGTGTCGGTTCTGTCAGTGTTGATTCAAGCGCCGCGACTATAAATATAACGGCAGCCGCTTCGATAGCTGCAGCATCTGGTTCCGTTTCAGTCGATTCTGGTGTGGCATTAGTAGTCATATTAGCGGCATCGCCGATAGCTGTTGGGGCTGGAGTTGTCGAGTCGGTTAGCGGCGCAGCATCTGTTGCTATAAGTGCGACAGCATCAATATCAACAGCAACAGGATCATCGTCGGCGGATGCAGGTTTTGCGACGGTATCTGTGTCTGGATTATCTCCAACGGCTGCAGCTACAGGATCAGCACCGATAAACTCTGGCGCTGCTGTGGTGATTGTGTCAGCAGAGTCACCGTCGGTTTCTGTTCCTGGAGAGGCTGAGACTGGCATCGCATCGATATTAATAACGGCAGCATCACCAACATCATCAGGTGCTGGTTCTGTTAGTGTTGATTCTGGAATTGCAAATGTGCAGGTGGATGCGTTTAGCAACGACGCAACTCCATTTGGAAGCGTTTCAGCCTTTCCAGGAGCCGCTGTTGTCAATTGTTTGGCTGTCGCTCCATCCGCGTCGGCATTGGGTATAGGTAGTGCCGATACTGGTATTGCTGGTGTTAATGTATCTGCTGTATCTGCTGCTGCTTCCTTGCCTGGATTTATAGTTGGTCCTTGGCAGAGATACACTGTGCCTGAACGAGAAACTCTATTCACTGTGCCGGAACGTGAGACTTTGTTTACTGTGCCAGACCTTTACGATGGTTGATAAAGTATGATTGCCGTCCGCATTGAAAAAACGCCAAGCGAAGACCTACTATTTGAATTCGACGTAGGTGGTTGGCGGACGTATGTAACGAGTCCACCTATTACGGCATCAGCAGTTACGGATTGGGATGGCGGTGCATTGCCTGCTGATATCACTGCCGGCGCTCCTGTAATCAGTGGTTCGATTGTGCAATGCCGAATTACGGGTGGGTTACTTACAGGCGGACCTGACGGTGATGGCAAATACTACATGAAGATTCTAGTGACCACAACTGCTGGTGCTTACATTGGCGAGATCAGCATAGTTTGTCATGTGAAACGCCCTAAGAAAACTTGAGCGGAGGGTAATAATGGATGAGGAACTGACTCAGCTTTTGACTTTCAACGTGTTTGGAAAAGCCACGATTCATAAGTTCAAAGGCAGGGATCACTTTGTGGTGCCGATTGCAATGTTGCCAGAAGGCGTGTTCATCGGCGACAAAGGGCCGGTTCTATATGAAGAAGGTCCGCTGGAAGAATCAGTAATTGCTTGGAACAATATGCCGAGCATCGTTTATCATCCAGGCGCTGACAAATCAGCAAGAACTTTCAATATTCTCAACGCTCAGGATATAGGACCGATTCTTGATACTGTTTGGGACAAGAGAGCAAAGAAACTACGCACCAAAGGCTATTACGATTGTGAGCGCACAAGGGAGGTCGATCCTCGCGTTTACGATGCTATCAAAACTGGCAAAAGGATGAATGTTAGTACAGGCATCAAAGCTCTCGTACTAAAAAACGAGAATGGTGCTACGTGGCGAGGCAAAAGTTATCTGTATAAATGCCTCAAAGTCATTCCAGATCATCTTGCGATTCTGCCGGACATGCAAGGAGCATGTTCTATTGAGCAGGGTGCTGGTATGTTTGTAATGAACCAGGAAGGGATAGAAATTCAGGATGTGAGTCCGACACATGTGATCTATGTACAAAATGGCAGCATGATGCGCCAAGAGTACATAGTTAATGCGGATGGCAAATTCGTTCTCGATGGCGAGGCTTTGCCAATCAAACGTGAAGTGACGTATCAGTTGGTTGATGGTGATGCTGCTGTAGCTGTCACCGATCCTGTTCTCGAAACCGAGGTACATAACATGGACCCGAAGAAGGCGCTCATCGACCAGCTCATTAGCAAAGGTCTATGCGCGGAAGAAGATCGTGCTGAGTATATGAAAATGGGGGAAGCACAATTGAAAAAGCTTTCCACCATTCAAGTCAGCAATGCCAATCCGCCTGTGGTTAATCCACCGCCGGTAGTTCCACCCGCGGTCATCACTCCACCTGCGGTGCGGCCAATGACGTCTCAGGAATGGCTTGATGCTGCTCCTGCAGACATGCGCAACGATCTGCTCAATAAGCGGAAGGCGGATGAGACTGAGAAGAATCATTTGGTCGAGCAATTGGTTGCTAACGCCAAATGCCCGTTCGACAAGCCGTACTTGGATGAACGATCAATCGAAGAATTACAGGGTCTTATGCTCATGGCCGGCACTGATACGACTGATGTTCATAATGCCGCTACGGCACGACGCCCGATCTTCAAGGGAGCGTCTGGCGCTCCTTCGGCTGGTCCTGCTGCGCAAGTCACGGTATTGGAACTGCCGGCGACTCCGAAGTTCGGCGAACGGTTGAATGGAATTATTGGCAAAAAAGTCACGGCGTAATTAATTACGCTAAGCGTTTTTGGTTTTGATTTCTTAACACTCGGAGATTACTGCAATGGCTTTCCCTGATTTCAAAACCCCAAGCACCATCCGCCTCAAAGGCAGGGGTGGTAAATGGGAGGAGCGGCCGGCATTCGATGGAAACATCAAGCCGGGTCATGCTCTTATTGGCAATGCTGATGGTACTTGGAGAAAGAACAACGCCACAAGCGGTACGGACAATCCTGTGATTGTCGCGCTTGAGAACTCGCTTGGCGGTCAACCGATTACGGTTGCCTACACGACAGGTACAACGGTGTTTGGTTATATCGCTGAGAAGGGCGATAGGCTATATGTTCGTGTGCCGGCATCTGCTACAGCGATTGTGGCAGACGACTCGCTCCAAATGGATGCTGGTGGTTGTTTCATTCTGCAAACTGGCGCAGGAATTCCGGTAGTTAAAGCGCTTGAATCGCTTGACAACTCCGCCGGTGGTTCCGAAGCTTTTATTCGGGTCGAAGTGAAGTAATTTTGCCTTCGAGTGACACAACCGTACGGCAAACGGCCGTTTATCTTTACATAACTAAGGGAGCATCCAGAAATGGAGCCGAACTACATTCTGGGCGGCCAAGCCTTCGGTAGCGTTGCCGATCGGTTGGCGTCTGTAAACTGGGACACTGGCGCTCTTCGCCCATATTTGGGTGAGGATGGAAAGCCTTATGTTGCCAGAATAGTCGGGTACAAGCCCGACGGCACAACAGTCAGAAAACCATTTAGGATCGACGTTGCTAATGCTGCGACGTTGATGCCTGCCGGGTACTGGCAGAAATGGGACGATGCTGTTCTTGAGGCATCGAACATTCGTATGCAGGTTTGGGACGATCTAGCAGCCCGAACTCCATACGTCATTCCTGATGGTTATAGCATCACTGAGTTGCGGACGGTCAAAGCGTCGCACTTCGGTAAGGCTATTGTGAGCATGAATCCGATTCGCATAGGCGAGCGGGATCGTCAACAGATCGACTTCGACTACATGCCCATTCCGATCATCCATGCTGACTTTGACAACGATGATCGCGACATGCGTGTATTCGAGCGTGCTGGATTGCCTCTCGATACGTCACAGGCATCTGAAGCTGGCTACAACATCGCTCAGCAGGTCGAAGCGTTAGTTCTCGGTACTGGAACAGCATACGCTTATGGTTCCGGTGCCGTCTACGGTTATCTGAATTGGCCGTCTCGGCTAACTTACACCATGACCGATCCGTCTGGTGCTGGTTGGACGCCTAATGATTCGGTCAAGGAATTTTTGGATATCAAGAAGCTGTTGCGCAGCAAGAAGCGATACGGGCCATTCATCGTTTACACAGCACCGGATTGGGATTTGTATCTCGAAGATGACTACAGTGATATGTACGGCGGGGCGACGCTGAAGGATCGTTTGATGCGTGTTGGCGGTGTGGCAGATATCCGCTCACTCGATACGCTGACCGGCTTCAAGTCGATTTGGGTTCAGATGGACCCGCGGGTTGCTAGGGCAATTATCGCACTTCGGATGCAAGTCGTTCGATGGGAAGAGCAGGGCGGATTCTTAAAGTGCCAAAAGGCAATGTGCAGCTACCTGCCGCAGTTGCGTGCGGACGCCGATGGCAACACTGGCGTTGTGGACGTGTCAGTGGCGTAAGTCGCTGTCGCGGTGGGGAGCCGTGGTCGTTATTACCACCCGGCAGTTCTGCTGTCACTCCTGCCGGCCCCTTTTAACAAATTCAAAACCGAGAGAGGATCATAACATGCCAGTGTATCGACTGAGTGGGTATCACAATGTCAAAGGTGGGACTCACTATGAAGGTGTTGGAACGGACCGCCGAGGTCCGTATGAGCATGGGGATATCTGCAAATCAGATCGCGATTTGATTCTTGAATATCCAAACAAGTGGGAATTTGCTCCGCCTGGTTCGGTGGACAAGTTTGAGGCGTTGGATGCCCTAAATGAAAAGAAGAAAGCATCGCTTGATGCCGATGCCATCCGAGCAGCCAAGCTTGCAAAGAAGAAGAAAGGCAAGAAAGCCGAAGAACTTGACGAGATCGAAACGACGAAGGCTGCAAGGGCTGCGGCGGATGCTGCAGAACTAGCAGAGATCGAAGACGATGAAGAGGAGGCAGTCGATGAAGATGAAGATGTCGAAGAAGAGGATGAAGACGACGAAGATGCTGAAAAAGCAGATGCCGAAGACGAAGATGTCGAAGACGACGACGAAGACGAAGATGTCAAAGTACATGTGAAGAAGGCAAAGAAGGGCAAAAAGAAGTCCAAGGTTACGGTTAAGCACAAGAAGCACTAACCATCTAGTGAGCGGCAATGCCATTTAGAACTACCCAGCCGCTGGTTCGTGGGATCATCAAGATCAAGTCAACCATTGATCTTGATCCCTACATAGAACCGGCAAATGAACTGGTGACTGAACTTTGCGCTTCTGCCACAAAGGGCGATCCACCAGTGTCATTTCATACGGACGTTCGGTTGGAATTGATTGAACGATGGCTTGCCGCTCACTATGTTGCTGTTGCTTACAGACGGGCTATTCAGGAATCGGTCGGTTCAGTGCAGGTAACGTATGAAGGTAAAGTTGCTTTGTTGTTGCATGTTACTGAATATGGACAGAAAGCCATCCTTCTTGATACGTCAGGCAGATTGGCTGCCTACAACAATACACTACTCACTGTGAAAACACAGTTGCCTATAGGCGCTAACGCAGAGGGAAAGAAGCGTGTGCATTTCCTAGGCAACCAATATGGCATCGGTCGATCTGGCAGAGGCGGTGATTGATGCAAATTCTTGAAGATATGCTGGAAGGCGGATGGTTGGTCTATTGGGCTCCGCTTCAAGATGATGAAGGCAATCCAATCACAGACCCTCAAGGCGATCAGTTATATGATGACCCTGTGGATTTGCCTTGCCGATGGGAAGATTCTGTGGAGTTATTCGTCACTAAAACAGGCACTCAGATAACTTCCAAATCGAAGATATACGTTGGTGTGGATTTGAAGGAAGATGGAATTGTTCATAAAGGCAAAAAGGCAGATGTGCTTGATTTGGATGATCCGCTTCAAAACAAATATTCCCATGTGATTATTCGATTTGATAAATTGCCTACTATGCATCAGGAAGATGAAGAGTTCCTTAGAACGGCATATGTCTAATGGCACGAATTGTATTTGGAATGGACCGTTCCGTTGAGACGAAAGTACGTAACACCATTGGCGTGCTGCACGATATTAGGCAGAAACTGCCGGTTGAGTATTTTAAGTTAGTTAATACAGCTGCTGATTTAATAGGCGAACTGGGCGATCACTATTGCCCAAAAGATACTTTGGAATTGGTAAGAAGCAAATCTGTGCATATACTTAAAGGTCAAAGCATTGCTTCTTTCAGTATGATGAGTGATATTGAAATCATAATTCAATATGGGGGTGCGTCTGCTCCATACGCCGTGTATGTCCATGAGAATCCGCCGGATAGACAACAGCACAAACCTCCAACTTGCTACAAATGGTTAGAACGAGCCAGCAGAGAAGCCATGCCTGATATAAGCAGCATGATAGCTGCCGATCTTGATTCTTTCATACATTCATCTGGTCCTAAGTTCATTGGTGGTGGATTCAATTTTGGAGCAAGATAAGTGAGTCAATCGCTAATTCCATCGCCGGCATGTTTTATAATTCAGACTGCTTTGCAGAATCTGACTTTGGCTGGTGGTGTGACTGGATGGGGTTTGTCTCACAGCAAAATGCCAGACACGCCAGACAAATATGTCACGGTGTACGATACCTCTCCAATCATTGGCTTTAGACTCAAGCAGCTTTCGTTTTATCAAACTCGATGGTTTGGCATAATGGCTATGGTGCGATCCACCATAGACTACGATCTAGGTTGGCTAAAGATCGAGACAATGCGGGACACCATGGCAGGAGTTATCAATCAAGTCTTCACAGTCAATGCCATTGATTACAACATCAAGAATATGAAGTTGTCGTCTGGTCCGGTTTGGATTGGGCCTGAAATGAACGAACGAAAGCGTGAGCAGTTTACGATCAATTGGCTTGTAAAACTCAAGAGGGAATAGCATGGCTACTAAGCAGATGGTTATCAATCAAAGCGTTTCCAAGGATGGTCGGCAATACCCAGCCATCCAAAAGAAGATTCCTGCCGAGTCTATGATTGATATTGTGGTAGAACCGACTGCTGCTAAAACCGGACAGTTGACTACGCGAACTAGTGATACGGTCGGTACACTTACAATGACCGCGGGCCACGGCATTGTTGACGCCAATCGTATTGATTTGTTTTGGTCTGGCGGTGCAAGGATTGGAGTAATTGTGGGGGTGGTGTCCGTTAATTCTGTGCCGATCACTGGCGGCACAGGCGATAATCTGCCGGCAAATTTAACTCAGATAACAGCAAAGGTCGCTGAAGCTTTCGGACCTGCATTTGTCGGTACTGATGCTCAAGGTTTGTTCTTAGTCGCTCCAGCGAATGCCGACGCTGTGTTTGCATTTACCCAAGCAGATAATACGTTGATTTTTGCTAAGAGAGTTGCTGCTGGAGATATGTACGCTTGGGATGTGCAGAGTGGCGTGACAAACCCCATCACTGGACAGACAGTGGGTAAGATATACATAAGCCATGCCGCTAGTGATGCCGTGCGTGAAGTGACTGCTGTTACTTACATCAACTAACCCCAATTCTCGCAGGAGATAACTGTAATGGCCAATCGACTGTATGATGGATTTCCAGCCATGGTTACGATGGCGGATTTCCCCAACTTTGCTTTCTACATCAAGGATGTGACTGTTCCTGCTGTTACTGGTGGTGGTCCGCTGGACAGATCGTGGATGGGCACAGTAGGCTTTCGCAGAGCGACACCGAAGAAACTCAAAGCCATCGGTCCTATGACTTTGATCGGTGCTTACAAAACAGACATCTTCGACCCGACCACCGGCATGTATGCTTTGATAAATCACAATCAGCTATTCACCATCAAATATGCTGATGATGCAGAAACGGATATGTGGATGTATGTCAACGATTGGAGCAGCAGCACATACTCCGAGAAAGAGATGGAAGAAGCTAATGCTACGTTGGTTGTTATATTCACCGGAATCAACAACAGTGATGTTGAAGTCGATCCAGTGTTCCGTGCTGCCCCATAATTGCCCTTTCTTTTTGGAGAAGCAAAATGAGTGACAAAGAAGAAGTTGCTGAGGTAGAGGCAGAGGTTGAACAGCCCGATCCTCCGCCAGACGAAGTTCTTGTAGTCAAACTGGTCAGGAAGCACCGCAAGATTCATTTGTACGACGAAGATGGGACAGACCTCGGCGTGCATACGATACGTGAGTTTGTTGGACCTAATCGGTCGGAATGGCAGATGAAAAACAACAAGCGGTATCAGTATGATGAAGCAGGCAATCGATATCTTCACGATCTTCGCGACTTTCAGGAATCTTTGATATCCCAATGTCTTCACGATCCAGAAGGCAAGCAAGTCAAGCTGGAAACTATTCGTCCTTGGCCGGTGACTATCAAGCAGGATTTGTTTTTGATCTGCTTGGAACTAAATGCCATGACTGAGAAGGCAGAGGATCAGGAAAAAAAAGGGTCAGGGGGGAAGAAAAACTCTGGCTCATCCTCTGCGAAAGACTCGGACTGACAGAGAGTGAGGCAAAGAGCTCTATTCCCGAAACAGAGTTCATTCGGTGGATAGAGCATTTTCGGCAGAAATGGAATGAGCCGGATTTGATTTGCCACTATCTAGCTCAGATCGCTTTTGAAATATTCCGCCTGCCACTTCGGATGTTTAGCAAGCAAAAACACAATGTGACCATCAAGGATTTTCTGCTTAAGTTCAAGGAAGTCGTACCTGAAAAGGTTGAGCAGAAACCTGGTGGTCCTAAGTCGCTTCCGAAAGCAAGGATTGAGTTCAATCAGCGATTGGATAAGATCAAAGGCGCTTTTGCTTTGTTTGGGCATATTCCGAAAGTGGACGGTCATCGGACTTCCAAGATGTATATTCCTAAGCGAAGTCTTGATAACGGTAGGAAGAAAAAATGAACATTGAACCCATCGAGCAGCGGCTGATAGCGCACTCTACGGAATGGGTTACTGGAATGGAACGGGCTGAGAGAGCTACAAAAGCTTTCGAGGCTCGTGTTGCGCATTTGTTGACAACAGCTAGAAGCCCTATCGACATAAAGGTCAATTACACAGCATTAGATGCTGCTAATCGTGCGCTATTGCAATTTGAAGCGCAATACGAAAGGACCGCAACCAAAGTTGCGATGCAGGGACTCAAAGTATCTATGGGGTTGGCAGGAGATTGGAGGGGTGCTGATCCTAATTTGGTACGGCAGATGCAGTATTTTGGATTGATCCCGCCTGGAGCATCTGCATCGCCCATGCACGTTCCAGGATTGCCTGAAAATTTTAGACCAAATACGTTTCGAGGCGCTGCTCCTTTTATATTGCAGGATTTGCGTCAAAGAGGACTGCTGCCGCCTCTTCCACCAATTCAGTCCGCTTCATCCATGCACATTCCAGGACTGCCTGATCAATATCGACCAGATGTGTTCGGCAGGCAGTATGAGTTAGATAGGCGAATGATTCGCGCTACTGCTGATATGGTGGGATCGGGTCGAGGTAGAGGAGGCGGTGCAGTCGGCGGCGGAGGCTCATTTGCTAGTAGTGCATGGGGTAGTAATATCATCAGTGCTATTCTTGGTGGAGTTGGCGGAAGGTTTTTTGGTGGACAAGCTGCTTCCCAATTTGGCGCTGCTGGTGGATACTTAGGTTCTGCTATTGGCGGACCTGCTGGTGGGTTAGCAGGCGCTGGTGCTGGTGTTGCTGTTGGTGCTGGATTCAACATCGTGTCGAGTGTTATCGACAAGGTGAAGGATGTAGGCATAAGCGCCTTCCATATGCTCGCAAAAGCCATTATGGAGGCTGGCGAAGCTGCTGTGCATCTAGGTGTGGAATTCCAGAAGTCTGTTGTGATGTACGGCATTCTTACTGGCGACAAAGCAAAGGGGTCGCAACTATTCGGTCAGCTAAAGGCGATGTCTACGACCACCCCTTACGGGTTGGAGGGGCTGTCTTCCAATGCTCAAGTTCTGCTCGGATATGGTGTCAAGTCCGAGCAGATTCCAAATATGTTGTCTAGGCTTGGCGATCTTGCTGTAGGCAATCCAGACAAACTAAGGCGACTGTCGTTGGCTTATGGCCAGGTGTTGACTCACGGAAGGTTGCTAGGACAAGAAGCAAGACAGCTTGCTGAACTTGGTGTAGGTGTTAAAGACATTGCTGGTGCTGGTGGTATGTCCACTGCTGAGTTGCGTGAGTTGATGCGTGGTGGCGGTGCCAGTCCTAATCTGGTTACGGGAGCAATCAACGCACTCACCAATCCCGTAGGTCGATTCTTTGGCGCTTCAAAAGGATTGATGGAAGACACTATATCGGGTCAGTGGAAGAATCTAATGGCTAGGGGAGGCATAGCGCTAGGAGAATTCGGTGAGAAGGGCATGGGGCAGCTTGGAGTTAGTGGCGGTATCAAGGATTTAGGTGATGTTCTTGATGCTCAGAAGCCGAGACTCGATGCCTTTTTGGATTGGCTTGAAAGGGCAACAAACGCCGCCGATCCATTTATCACCACACTCCATTTAATTCGAGATTCTGCCACCGATGCTTTTAGCCGCATAAGTGACGCTACTCCTAAGTTTGAAGAACTGCAGGGGGAGATTAGGGAATTTGCTATAACAACTGTCACTTTGTTTGACATGATGAAAGAAGCGATATTGGCAATCCCAGAGGCGGTCAGCTTAGCTGCTAAAGCATTCAGAATAGTGAATCCAGCCGCAGCTGTAGCTTTAGGTAATCTCGGACTTGCCGTCCCTCCACATGTGAGAAAGTCATATTTCGAGATGCGAGAGGCAAATGAAAGGGCTTTTGATATAGAGCAAGGACAGAGAAATCGTGGCAGGAATTTCAGGAAGGGAAAATCAATTTATGACTCGATGGTCCGATCCATTTGGGGTGGTGAAACATCGGTGACGCCTGAAATTGCACTAGGCGATTATCCTGGCCTTGGCAAAGAAGATGAAGATGTAGTGCGGTTTAGAGAGCAGATGGAACGACAGTCAAGAAGCTTCGGTGGACGCACCCCGTCCCCATATGCTGCTTATCAGTATGGAATGGGAATGACCGAGAGGGCATTTCCTAAGGCATTCGGGGTTGGCAGTCCAATCGGAATGTTTCCGGAAGCTTTGTCTGGCTACATGAGGGGGATGATCCCAAGGGGGCCAGAGTATACGCTGAGTGGGCCTGCCCTATCTACTGATTCTAATTTTTCTGTTCCTAAAGCTGCTAGATGGAGTTCTTTTGGGGCAGGACAAATCAGCAGCTTGATGGGAGCCATACTGCCTGGTGTATTCCAAGCTGTGCAAGGATTCAGAGATCAAGCCAATCTTATCCAGTTCAAGGAATTAGAAAGATCACTGCCTAAAGTATCTGAGCGTTTGACACCTGCGATGGAATTTGGATCGTCTGAGGCAATGGATGCAATCAATCGATCCAGTGATGCGCAGTTGTCTGTTTTGGAGCAGGTGCGATCTGTGCTGGAACAAGCAAACACATATCATCAGCAGATAGCTGAACGAAATGCTGAGATAGTTGAAGCTTTGAAAGCATTACAAAACCCGCAGGCGATTAAATAATGTCAGCACCTGATTGGTGGAGAGCGACCGAAGAATTGTTTGATGAACGTCCAGGCACACCATTCGATGATACTGGTGGTGATGCCAAGCGTGAGTACGTTCGTAAGTTCCGCATGATGGTTAATTCGCCGTTGGTGGATCAGGTGACTGTTGGATTTGGTCCAGGCATCCCACGACCATATTCACCAATGCAGCGGGCTGATGGATTTATAGTTGATCCGTTGGCTTTGTTGTTGAGAATATCGGCAGACATGGAGGTCAAGGATGATTGGCAATCTTGGATTGTGATTTGTTTTTATTCTACCAAAGTTCCGCCAGGCGGACCGCGACCTGGCTCTGCTAACAAACCAGGACACAGTGACAAACCAGAGTCCGATCCGCCAGATGTTGAATGGGATAGTGAAGTGATACGGATGGCTTTGCAGTATGATTCGGAAGGCAAAGCTTTCCTGAATTCTGCACAACAACCGTTTACTCCAGCACCTACGTTTGAAGTCGGCTTTCGTGTTGCTATGATATCTCGCAATGAGTTGCAATACGATAACGACAAAGCAGAAGAGTATCAGTTTGCTGTCAACAAGGATGATTTCAGAGGCAAGAAGCCGGGTCAATGCTTGATGTATCCTTGGAAAGCCAAGAAGATATACAAGGGTCCATATGAGTATTGGCGAATTACATACAAGATTAGATTCATCACTCATTGGAAGAACTTGCCTGGTAATCTTGTATTGAGAACTTGGCAGCCGCGGTTCCTAGATGCTGGTCTTAACGAGTTGCGGTTGAAGTTTTTCTTTGGGGCTGCCGGTCCTGCAATTCCTATTCCTAAAATGGTGTTGGTGCCGATCTACAACAAAATGGGACAGCCGATATCCCAGCCGGTTTGTTTGGACGGCGCTGGCAAAGAAGCAAAACCCGATCTGGTTACTGGTAAAGTTTTGCCGACGTGGCTGACGTTCAAAACTCATCTTGAGCAGCCTTTCAAGCCGCTCAATTTAGAAGGTCTGCTATAAGGAGCAAGTCGTGTCGCAATCATTAGGAACGCCTGGCGAGAATTTCAATGCTAGAGGTAATTGGATATTCGACCAGACGAGCCTTCCTGCTGGTTCTGTAGGTAATGCATCGGCGGATGCAGCCGATCCGTTTGAACCAGACAAGTCAGTACAACAGCATACTATTCCATATGCGGAGGCCCGCGCTTCTTCACCAGCAGCAAAACGAATTGCTCTTAGAAGGGCGCTTGCTGCTGGCACTATTGAGGACTTCACTTGTGGGTTGAGTGATAGCAATAGCACTGGCACTGTGACGATTGATCTGCTGAAGAACGGAGCTACTGTACTAAGCGCCACAATTACATTGAATTCCACACCAGGCACAGGTGGTACGGATTTCGATGACATTTCTGCTGGTATTGCATCTCCTAACTATGTGGCTGGTGATTGGCTTGAAGCCAACATTACTGTATCTGCTCCAGATGGTAAGGGGTTGTTGGTTCAACTCACGGTCAATGAGCAGCCATTCTAAATGTCCTTAATCAATCTATCCAATGACGATTTCGACAGACTTTGTGCTAGCATAAGGGCAACAGAAGCTAACACAAAGTCTGAAGGCAGACATACGCCTCAGCCAACCGCGCCTGCTGGTTTGGTAAAAACCATTGTCAGGGTCATAGATGGTACGCCTGATGCTGATGGTTATTATAATGCGGTGTTCATAACTAAAGGTTTCCATCCTGGCAATGATACAGGCGATCCTGATCTCGAATGTGACTTTGAAGTAACCAAAGATGCTGACAACGATGATGATGCGCTGAAAGTAAAAGGGTACAATGGAAGCAAACTAGGCGTGGATCAAAACTACGAATGCTCCATACTTGGATTCAAGGACAAATTACCTAGAGGATTTATAGACGATGGTAGTAGAAGCAAGGCAAGATTTGTTATGTTCACACTACCTAGTGCTCTAGTTGTTACTGATGCCAGCAAGGCTAGTTGTACAGTAGGCGGTTATTGGGATGGTCCGAGTCCTGGCTCTACTATCACTGTTTATAATATACCGGCAAGTACGAACTATATATTTTTTGGAGCAAGCGGAAACACTGGATTGGCCAGCTATGATCCTACCAATGACAAATATTGGATTATCCAAGTAGAATGTCCTTAATTTCAACATTACTATTGTCGTTTCTTTCTGTAGTATTGATTGCTTTCGGTTGGATGCCATGCTGCTGTCCATCTGGCGGCATCATCACTGATTGTTGCAGCTCGATTGCGATTCCGGAAACTCTGTATCTTACGCTGACTCATGTCAGCGGATCATGTACGTGTTTCGATGGCACCGTTGTAACTTTGACTTGGATCGTCGATTCTGGTCCGTTATGGGGACCTGGATATTGGAAGGGTTCGGCAACCGTTTGTACTGACCAAACTTGGGTAGTGAGGTTCTATTGCAATCAGACGTTTGATGCTACTTGGGATTTAGAAGATGGAATTTCCGGCGACGGTGGCACGTGCTTTATGGTTGGGCATGGAGCTGGCACTTCAACCACGGGAACTTGTTCGCTACCGTTTTCAGTGACGTATTCTAGTTCAGTGTTTTTTAGCTCAAATATCAACTCGGCCCCTTTGTGTTGCGCGGCCGTGAGTTCCGGAACATACACGGGCGTTATAACGGAATGATACTGCCTTGTGGACATCGATGCGACAAGACGCCAGTTGAAGGGTGTCCTTATTGCTCGATCCGTCACATCGAATTCCATTGGCAACGATGGTGCGGCAAAGGCAAAAAGAAAATGACATTCTCCGAAGTTGCCGCCGCGAAGCGCCACTGACAAGAAAAGAAAGCGGCCGGTCGGCCGTGCTTGGATTGAATGATTATAGTTGGATTACCTTTCCTATTTGCAAGTTCTCGTTGTGAGTGACAAGGATAATTTGCAGTTTCAATTCTTCCGACAATGACATAAGCAAATCACCGATTCTGGCTGCGTTATCTGCATCAACCATCTTGAACGGTTCATCGAGGCAGAGTAATCTTCTCTTCGCCGGTTTGGCGAATATCAAACAAGCAAGTCTCAAAGCAAACGCAGCTACATCTACCACCCCTCCGCTAGTTTCATTAAGCGGGTCTTCTAGCAACAACCCATCTCGATACAGAACTAGATTAGCTTCTGTCTTCCCGCGCTTACGCTCGAAGATGATTTTGAACGTGTAGGGATCAGGGAAGATCGCCCTAAGGCATTTAGTCACCACACTAGCTATTTGCTTGTGTGCCTGTTGCTGGACGTTCTTTGCCAGTCGCTGCAGGATTTCTTGAGCCTGAAGGGAAGAATCTAGCCGCTTCTTGCGAGATATTAAGGCGGTGCGTTCCTGATTTCGTTGTGACAACAACGAGATGTACTTCATCTTCCGGCCAGAGACAATTTGTTTGATTAGTTTCAGTTTCATTGACAGGCTCGGCAAAAGAGATTTCATCTAAGCGATTTTCTAAATCCCTTATCTTACTTAGGCATCGACTGTTCATTTTGTATAAAGCAAGGCAACAACAGGACAAACCTATAAAGCTAATAGCGATATATTCAATCATCTTTCAACTCCCGTAAGATTTGCTTCCAGCGTTTATCGAACTTCTTCCGCTTGGTATTGTATCTACTCAACGCCTCGATCTCTTGTTGTTGCAACTCAGCTAACTTGGCTTCTGCGTCTCGCAATGTTTTGCATCCGAACTCATCTCGAATTCGTTTTAGCAATTGTTCGTAGGCACCTGCTGCTTTGTCGGACTCCGTTCGGAGCCGCTCTACTTGTCGTTTCAATTTAGGCAGATCATCGAACATAGAAAGTACCTTCGTGGAAGTTCTTGTATGTTACTCTAATTGAATCTCCGATGTACCAGCCAGGAGGGCCATTCGTCAGCAATTTGATTATGTATTCTTTTCTGCCGCGGACGTACACAATCCTGCCATATGCTTTCGTAAAGTAATTGCTGTTTGGTTTATTAATAAGCAATTCAACTTGTGTGCCGACTTCCATTTCAAATCTCCTCGATTGCTTCAAGTAAGAGTCTTCTCACATCCTCGTTGATTGTTCCATCTTTGCTGTAACGACGAACCGCACTTGTGAAGTTGATTCCTTGTTCTGCCAACTTTGTCAAAGAATCAATCAAGTTCTTTGCATCGGCATGATCTTCTGCTTCACGCAATGTACCGCCATCCTCTTCCCATTTATCTTCTGACGTGTCGAGATAGTACGGCGTGATCCCGCCATCCGCATGAATCATACCAATGATCGGTCGGATTTCCCGCTCGTCGATCTTTCGGCGAATGAAGCAGCCGCAGTTGATGATGCTAGTGCCGGCTCGTTTGTGAATGAACGGATGGTGATTGTCGCCGAAGACACCTACATCAATTTTATCTCGCTTCATGCTTCTGTTGTACTTCGATGCATGCGTTCGATTATCCATTCCCGGTACTTTGGTTTTGGCATCCTTCCAGATGTATTGATGATTCAATGCAATTCGTAGGGTTCCTAAACTCGCCATATCGCAACCGTTGAACAAATCAGCACGGATCATTGTATTGTATGCTGATTTGTCTATCAATTCTGGATTGTGATACGGTAAATCATGATTGCCAGGAACCGTGTATGTCCATTTACCATCGAAGCTTTTGAACACATCCATTGCAAAGTTGATCACTTCTGGGCTTGGATTCCATTTGTCGAATATGTCACCTGGAATTAGGATAGGCAAATCACCATCAAATTGTGAATTAAGCCATACCAACTCTTTGAATGGACGGCGCATAGCTTCAAACCAATCAGGTTCTAATGATCTTGCTACTGGTGCTTTCGCCGAGAAGTGAATATCCGAGATTGCAAGTGCTACCACATCTTCCACTTTTCCTATTCGTATTTCCTGCCGCAGACGGGGCATCGTTTCTTTGCATACTTCAAAAGGGACTTCTCCGACGTTCTCAGCGACCTTTTCTTTTCGATGGCGCATGTCTCTGCCTCCTTTAATTCAGCAACAAGGTAATCCAATGCTCTTCTGTCCTCGGCATACTTGAACATTTCACCATTCACTTCGAGCAACGAATCAAAGTCTGCCAAGAATTCTGTTGTGGTTTTCTTCACTAGGCGCTTGTACTTTTTGGCCTTTTCGATCAGATCGGTCAGTGTCCGGGCCGATTCCTGGCGTTTCTCGGCTCTTTCCCCTAGACGGACCACCCTACCGATCTCCCCAGCGATTCGTACAGACTCGATCTCCCTTTGTCTGGACTTCCGAGCGGTCTGGACTAAGATCGCAAGTCTGGAGCGATTTAATACAATGTCGCTATGTCGCTCTTTTGCTGCTTCTAACTCGGCAAGGTCCATTTCGCACTTCCTTATCCATTTCGCTCTGGCAATTTCGATCTTGATTGACTTTAGCCGCTCTCTCGATACGGCAATTTCAGATTTGGCTGTTCTTACTTTCTTGCCTATGAATTCGAGCGAGTTGTCAATCGCATCGAGGTTGATGATTTGATTGAGTTTCTTTGAGACTTGACCTGCTGAATCTGAGAACCAGAACGGCGTTTCCATCTGCCGTTGGAAGTTTACTTCGCTGATGTTGAGCAGTTTGTCTACTTCGTCTGGGACTTTGCCTCTACCAAATGCGGCGAATCGGCGTCCGTCGAGTCTGTAGGTGTTGGTTCTTTCCCCGCGAATACGTTTGACGGTATGCCCATCGACCGTAAGGTTTGCTTTAAGGTTCCTGGATAATTTACTGTTGGATCGCCTAACAAATCCCAACCCGCTTGGTTGATTGGCGGCGATAAAGCGTAAGGCCCTAATGATGGCGGACTTGCCGGCATCGTTGGGTCCGATGAGAGTTGTAACGGTTGGGCTGAATCTGATGGTGAGTCGCTCATGGCATTGAAAATCCTTAAGTGTTAGTTTGCTGATTGTCATTAGTGCATCCAAGCGCTTAGACCGAACCATGTCGAAAACGTGTCATGCCACTTCTCTTCTATCTTCTCGTGGAAGTGAACGACACGCCATCCTGATCTGCCTCCACTTCCGCTTGATTCTTTCTCAAAGTATATTTCAGTTTTGTTCCAATCAAGTTTGCAAAGGAAATCCATGAATGATAGAAAAGCAATTGTCCATCTATCATACTCTCCCAATTCTGATATAGCTTTGTCCAGTTCTGCTTTAACTTCGTCTATGCTGATTTTCTTTCTTTCGAACTTTGGGGCTGCTCCGGTGTCACGCATTTGGTTTCTCCTCGTTGTCGTCGATTTCTTCTGTCATTGCTAGTATGGTGTCCCATGCACTTTGGATTTGCGCGTCGCCTGGTTTGTTCAATCCTATTTTGATCCGCTGTCGAATCCATTCTCTGATTGCTGCTGGCGCTGCTGCGTCTCGCTCCAACAACACAAATAAAACCTCGTCATCTTTTGCTTTGTTGAAACAGCTGTTTGGATTGCTGATCTCTTCGGATTTCTTCATTCTCAATCTCCGTTAGAGCCATCGTTTGATCCCTATTCTAGCACAAGCATCTTCACTTGCTCTTCTATATTCCGCGTCAGGATAGCATTCTTTGATAGTTGCCGATCCGACGTATTGTAGAAGTCCCTTCATCACACGAACCGCAACTCGTTTTGGCATGCATGGTGCGGATTTATATAGTTTAGCTGCTGGATCGCCGGACCACACCATCGTCACACCAAAATTAAGGAACACTCCACGACTCTCACTGAATATGACGTAGTGTGGCGTTTCTACTCCCTCAGCTTCTTTTCTTTTTGCCATAACTTCTCGATGTCCTTTCTGGATACGTTGGCAAGAAAATGATCCAATCTCATAGCAACAAACGAAATTGGAATGCAATCTCCATTAGCAGTCACACGTTTAGCATTCATCGCTAGAAACGGTTTTGTCGGTTTGGTATATATGAAGCAGCCTTTAACGCACAAAGCCATATATAACTTCAGTGGAAAGTAAACTATTGCTTCATGATTGTCCCTTCGTATAATCAGCATCCAGTATGGTGTGTTGGCGTTGTTTCTTGCCGTAATCGTTTGATCCAAAAATTTCTCGAACTGAGTCATGTTTGATTTGGCTTTCATCTTGCGAGGCCGGTCTAGTAGATCGTGAATGCCTGTTCCATATCCACGTTTGGCTTCTACGGTGATTAATCTAGTGAATGGCTCGGCACAAGGATGCGTAGCAGACACATCCCCACATTTGCCTGTAGTTCTCATTCCCTTCTTGCGTCTAGTAGTTGCTCGTGCGCCTGAGTTGTCTGTGCGCCAGAAGCACGAATCTTCTTCATGACCCAACCACCAGGCAGAAAGTATGTAGCACAACTCCCGTTCAAATTTGCCGCCCTTTTGAGATTTGCGATGCTTCTTGCGTTTGCGTTTCATTTGATAGGCTCCGCGATGGCGTACTCATTAGATTGTCGAGTCAGAAGGATATGGACCTTCGGTTTTTGCTGATCGAACACATGCTCGACTAACCAACCAACAGTGCCAAGTTCCTTCATTTTTGATTCGATTACTTCTGGCATGAAACATTCAAATTCGACCATCATGTATTCGTATGGTGTCATTTGTCAAATCTCCTATTTTGATTCTCTTGGAGGATCGAATTTGAATTTATCCGCACCAGAAAGCCAAGCATCGAAGACAGTAGACGTTACCCACCCGGATTTGCCGGGCCGCTGAGTATAATTTGATTGGTCGAAATCGTATTCGTGTTCTCGAAATATTCGTATTACTTCTTCTGCTGCTTTGATGGTGTTGTCTGTATAGGTGATTTGATGTTTGAGTCTGTCGATTTGATGCTCGATCACCTGTTTGATTTCGCTAGGTTTATCTTTCTTCTTTTTGCCACGCTTCCATCGCTTCAGCATCTTCTGAAAACCTTTCAACTTCTTCTGGAAGGATGATTTGCTTTCAGATAATTGATTCAGAACTTGAACCATACCAACATCCATATGTTTGGCGAGGTCCACCTTGTCGAGATCGTAACCTTGTTCCACTAATTGCTCAACTACCTGATCCAGCGCCTGAGCAAGAATACCCATCACATCGTTGAAGGTATTGAATTGGGGTTCTTCTCCATACTCGTCGTATCGTTGCCTCTTCTCTGGATCGGATAAAGTGCTGTAGGCAACTACAGCCCGCTCGAACACCTTTCGATCTCCACCACGATCAGGGTGATGCTGCTTTGCCATTTTGGAATACGCCTTTTCGATTTCTTCTGTTGTGGCAAGTTTAGAAACGCCCAGGAATTCATAGTGATCTTTTGACATATTACCATCCTGAAAAGAGATGCCTAGATGCAGCAGATGGGTCGTGATCTGCCATTGAAGCCATCCCCAGCTTATCCATCAACTCCATCCATGCTTCTTTGGTTGGAGGTTTGTGTTCGGTTAGTTTGAATTTTTTAGTTTCTGGATGGGGCAAAGCAACAAGTTCCATATTGATCTTGTATTGCTTACTGCGCACCCACTTATCAATCTCTGCATGTTGTATCTTATTACGAATCCATTTGATTGCAGTCTTCTCGCCGACCCCTTTAATGCCGGGGATATCGTCTGAGACGCAACCAGCTATGGCTTTCACTTGAATCCATTCGTGAGGACTTATGCAATACTCGCGCACGAACTTTTCTTTTGTCAAATACTGTTGTGATCTGGGCTGATAGATCGAGATTCGATTACTTAGTAACTGATACAAATCCTCGTCGCCTGAAACAAGAATGGCGTCCTGATTCATGTTGAGATAGTCACAGGCTGACGCCATAATGTCATCTGCCTCCATCCCTTCTTGATAAAGGATGTTTGGGTAGCCTAGCTGTTCAAGATAATTCCGACGCAACGATTCAATTTGCTCTTTCATGACGCTTATAACTTCGCCTTTTTTAGGATCACGATTCTTTCGACGTGTGGATTTGTACCAATCAAACTGATCTGATCGTCTGCTCTTGCCTAGATCGAATGCAAAGGCAGACAGATGCGTTCCAAACTTCTCTTGCACTTTGACGATCTCTCGGAACACGCCGTACAAGACACCTGTAGGTCCGCCCTCATGGGATAGATCGCCAGTAGTGAACAAGGCACGATAAGCAAGATTGTACATGTCGAAAGATCAACCACGTTTCTGTTTTCACGGTACGTGCCTCCATATCTCTTTAGAAATGATTTTGCCAATAAGTGCATGACACACATCAAAAAGCCGACTCAATTCAGATTTAGACCATCTTCCTGTTTTCCACAATCGGCGAATTTGGTATATGGATTTTTCGTGCAGTTTACTATTCCAATGCTCTTCTCCAAAAGGCACCTTATGTCTGCCTTTGCTCATCATGTCGTTCGTGTTATCTTGTGCTGTGCCTATCCATAAATGATTGGGGTTGCAACATCTAGGATTATCACAATCATGAAGCACCCATTCAGTATCTTCCAGCCATCTACCTAGATGCAATATCATAGCAAATCTGCTGGTGCTTGTTGCAAAGGTTCTTCCTATGGAGAAAATCCCGCGACGCTTTGTGCCTTTCCAATTCCAACAATCATTAGGCTTGCCAATATTTACATTGGTCCAAAATCTACGAGCGATCCATTTATTCGTAGGCCAATTCTTTTGTTTTCCAAAGTCAGCGAAGCATTTCCTAGAACATAGTCTTGCTTTCTTGCGTACTTTGTTGGAATAGTATTGGAATTCTTTCCCACACCGCTCGCATACGGCAGATTCCCTAGGCATGATTACTCCTCAGCCAAGTCTTAGTCTTCATCATCATCCCCTCTGAAATCATCGGACTCCGCAGCAAATGCCTTTTTATCCTGCTCAGATAAAGGCTCGTCTTCCGCTTCCACTAAAAAGGCGCAGCTGTCTTTGTGCAATATGCCAGAGTCTAAAGACAGCACTCCGTACTTATGCTCATCATCTACCATCACATGTTGTCCTTCATTGAAAAAGGATGCTCGTTTTCTTTTGCCTTTAGATACTGATTTCTCCATCAGCTTTTCACCGCAAATCACGCAGCGTTGGATCACTCTTGTCTCTTCTTGATCGGCTTCAAAGTACAAACCGACAGCAGGACCGGCAAGATGTATCACTGGCATTTTCTTTTTCTCCGCTAGGTGTGCTAGAATCTCGTAACGGAAGTATATTGCTTCAGCAAGAGATAGAACAAACTCTTGCAATTGTTTCTTAGTCATTCGTATTTGCTCTTTCGGTGAATTGATAACTGCTCGTCAATGGACTTCCAGACTTTCAGAACAAGCATTTGCAATTCACGCTCCATGCCACGCTTCTCGATCTTGCGAATCAGTTTGGATTTTGTCGTGGACAAGCCGAAGTCTTCTGCGTGGATGTTCGATCCTTTCTTACTCCAATGACCTCGCTCGATTAGAAAGTCAACGCACGATCCAACATCATCTATGCCGAACGACCAATAGATTGGAACATCGACTTTCTTTTCTCGTCCGGTATGTCGAGACTTCTCAACTTTGATCCTGGCAATTATTCCTTGCTGTTCTCGGCTTTTCTTGCTTCCTATTTTGATATCCTTCTCAATGTCTTTTTTGATCGAGAGCCAGCATTCAATGTGGGCATAGAATTTCATTGCACGACCGCCGCCTCTAGTCTTCTGGTTTGGAATTAACCCTCCGACTTTATCGCGGGTCTGTGCTATGAAAACGACAATTGAACGTGTCTTGCGCAGCTTGCGTGGAATGGATCGAATCTTTCCGCTGTTGGCTTTGGCCTTGGCCATACCGTAAGAGCCGGTCGTTTCTTTGCCTTTGCGATGCGCTCGCTTCTCTTTGTCGAATTGCTCGATATCCTCTTCAGCGTCCAAGGCATCCATACTATCTAGTACATAGATGCATGGTTTCTTGGCGCTTAGAGCATCATCAAGATTGTAATAGAGTTCTTGTACTGTCTCGCTGTATACCGGCTCGTCTCGTGTTCCAGCTGGTGGGCGGATTCGTTTTGCCATTTTGGAACCGAAGAATCGCTCCAGTTCCATCTTGGCACCGTTCTCCACATTGTCGTAGATCAGTTCGTAGTTGTCGAAGTGTTTGTTGTTGGCAGCCTCAGCCAAAGCAGTCAAACCTATCCATGTCTTGCCGGCTTGTGAATCTCCTACCACCAATACATAATCGGACTTTGCTATCCCGCCTCGAATGCGTCCGGTCATGGCGAGATTGAGCAGAGTCGATCCTGTGGATAGCAAATCCTCAGCTTTGGTTACGTGTTTGGTTTCTTTTGATTTCATTGCTGCCTTTATTCGTTTTACAATGGACATTGCAGGCACCTGGATAGATTGATTCCTGGTGATAGTATTAGCCAAATCAGATTGGCGATTTCATCCTGCCAATCACCTTTCCAATCACAACACAAAGCAACAGCAGTCATTTGTGTTCCTTCAAAGACTTGAGTATCTCAGCACTTGTTTTTGCCTTCTCGGCATCTATTTTTTTCTGCTCATCAAAATATTCTTGGAACGCCTTGCGATAGAGAATGTACTCGAAGAACACCCCACCAGCGCGTGTTCGTTTAGTCCAGAAGTTCAAAAGGCACAGGAACATACCAGTAGCTAAGCATAAGCATAATCAAGATGCCGAATATGGCGCAGACCCAAACACAAACTTGTTCCATATGTACGCTGATTGTCATTTGATGCTCCTAAAAACAGGTGCCGTCGCACTCGGCACCAGACCCCACACCAGACCCCATCGTGGATCAGTCATCATCATCATCATCGTCGTCGTCGGCATCATCATCGTCATCGTCATCGTC